GTAATCCTGCATATGTAAACAAAAAGTCACGTTCGTGATCTATAAATGTTTGTAACTTATTATACTCTTCATCAGAATACAAGTCAAGCAATTCAGAATCATATACACCTTTCTCTACACACTTCGCAACATGATCCTTAATATCTGGAATATCATGCATACGTCCAAACAACTGCTTTCTTAAAGCAAATAGAAGAAGGCGAGCAGCCACGAACTGGTAGTTAGGATGATCAAGGTCGATAAGATCAGAAGCACTGCGAATAAGTATCTCCTGTATTTCTTGCGTAGTAATTCCATCATAGAATTGAAGACCAGATTGTATTTCTACCTGACTAGCAGATACTCCTGCTAGTCCTTCACATGCCTGTTCTACCATGACATGCATTTTTTCAAGGTTAAGAGGTTCAATAGAACCGTTCCTCTTCTTAACTTTGGTGCCGTTGCTCATACCCTTTTCCAGTTGTTAAATTTAACTTTAGCTTCTAAGTTTGAATATATATTATTCTTTAGTATTGACATTATATCATGTCCTGAAAGGATCATATCGTTAATGTCCTTTTCTTCCATTCCACTTGGCCAGATAATGACTTGCTCACCTCTGTTGATTGTGTCTGAGATTCGTTTAACAATCTCAATATTCCTCGGCTCATTATCATAAACCCACACAGGGTCAAGAATACCCCACCTCCTAACGTCAGCATCCGCACCACACATAGCGATTGAATTGGATACGAACGTTGAGTCAAATGGTCCTTCTGTAACGAAGACTGTATCTCCTCTTCTGATTTGATCCAGTCCGTAGATCTTTGGTGAGTCATCATTAAGCATTACAGTAATGTATTTAACAGAGTTTGGTCCTAGACTTCTGCCTTGGAACCCTATTAAATTACGTTCTGTATCATACATTGGAATGATGATTCTAGACTCATCCCTACCTATGGTGTCGAACGTTTGTTTTTGAGTATTTGTCCACTGTTTAAACTTCTTAGCAAAGTAAAATTTAGTAGGATCAATTTTTCTTTTTTCAAGATATTCCTTAGCAACAGGTACTTCTGATGCTTTTGGAAGATCTATCTTCTTTGTGAAAACAGGTTTTTTAAATTCAAGTTTAGGTTCTTCTACAACAAAATTCTTACCAGTATGACCATTCTTAAACTTCTCCATAGTATATTGTTTATGGAGTGTTGGGTCTATCTGTTTTAGAAAATTATTAAATGACAAACTAGCACCACAATTATGGCACTTAAAGTTTGTATTAACCTTTACCTGATAAAAATAACCTCTTGCTTTATTCTTATGTCTTTGTGAGTCGCCACAAATAGGGCAACGAAAGTTATAAAGATCTGCTTTGACCCTCTTAAACTTTTGTAGCCTTGATGAGACTAACCCAATAAATTTTGAATCAACTAGATCCATCCACAAGAGTAATCTCTTGAGGTATTATACTTGTTTGAACGTCCGATGTCAATGCTGACTTTAAAACTCTTTGTCCGATTGGACTTACAACGAAACTTATTATACTTAACGCACCAAATATACTCCACATCTTCTTCTCCATTACACGGAGTCTGTTATCTACCAGTCGAATATCTCTCTCACATCCTGCTTTAATCTCCGTACTCTGACGGTTAACTTCTCTATGAAGCGATTCAATCTTCTCGAATAATACTGCATCTATCCTATCCTGTTTGTCTAATTTCTCATCATGGACAGCAAGCATCTGTCCCATCTTAATAGAGTTATCACTAAGTGTATCAATTACTTTCTCTAATCTTTCTAATAGTGGGGTATTATTTTCCATTCTTCTTAACGTCTCTCAACCATTGAGTTCTAGATCCTATACCCAAATATATGTTCTTTTTCTTCTTTTTATTCACAGGGGGTTGATCACCTGCTTCATTGGTACCAGCAATATTTCCACCAGCAACAGCATTGGTTGGTACATCTTCCATAAAGTCTTTAAGATTTTTCATTAGATTTCCTTTAAAGTCTTCATACACTTTTTATCCAATTCAATATCATGTAAAGTTGTTTTGGGGTATTCTGGAAGTCTTCCAAGATAAACTATAAAAGTTTTAAGGACACTCCATAAATCTTTATCAATTTTATAAAAAAGTAAAGCAGTTGTTGCATCACCAAATACATTATAAAGAATTATAAAATGATTCATTAATAAATGGATATTGAGATCTCCTGAATTTTTATACTTATTCAGAAGTCTCTTTATCCATTTGAATCTCTTCATGTCCTCATAGAAGTCATCTTCTGTGACCGCTTGAGGATTATCATAATGCTTGATAGCAAACATTATGTAATTATTTTCATTCAATTCATCAAATTTCATATTAAATTATGTAATTTTTTTATTTAAGTATCTGGTAGAATTGTATCATCTGATGCATCACCAGTAATGAATCCATCTCCACCACCAGCAACTAGTACCTCAGTCTTAACTCTTGTATTTCCATGTTGATCTGTGTAAGAAGTAATTCCAACCCATCCAGAAGATGCTGGTTTGTATTGAGAATTATCTCCTCTTGCTGCTTGTGATTCTGCAACAGATACACCAAAGATCTCACCTACACCATAATTACTATCATGTAATGTATACTTAGGTTTCTGACGAATCTCATAAGCAACTTTACTGAAATCAGTAGATCCCAAATTATCTATAGTAATTGTAAGTTTTCGTTCACTAGTAATGCCAGTTACTATACCATCACATGTATTAACTCCAACTGTAACTACATCACCAACTGCAACTCCTGCGGTTTCCCAAGCAATTGCTCCAGTATTCCTTTCACAAATTCCTGTACTAACATCGACATCGATGGTTCCAGTTGAATAAACAGTGTCTTTTTTACCCCAAAGAGCCATTTGTTTTTACCTACGAAATTTTCTTTTCTAGAGATATTTATACAGCACCAAGCCTCATTGCTTTTCGGATTCGTGCTACCAACTGATCATCTACATCATTATCAGTAGACTTTACATACTCTTCCATCATCTGAACAGCAAACTCTTTCATCTGTTTTTTAAAAACCTTCCTCACTAGCATTAGGAGGAGAGGTTTTATTAATAAGAATAAAAAAGTCATAGTGTTACTTTTTTAGATTCGTAATACTTTACTGCTGCGTCGTAATAAGATCCCATATTATGGTCGGAGACCCCATCAAATCTTGTGTCGTTCTCATCTTCAAGTTTAATAACTGGATGAGTATGAACGTATCCAACAAGCCATGGAGGAGTCGCTGGAACAATATCATCACCGTGTACAAACCGTAAGTGTTCAAGGTCTTTAATCCTCCGTCTCAATCTACGACCACCTGGTCTTGGAGACCCTGCGGTAACTAATGCAATGTTTTT